ACTAAATCTCTATGAGTTGTAATAGCACTTGGAATAGCAGTAGATTTTTCTGCGTTTCTAGTTATGTACCAATCGGTGTTAGCAAGTATTCCAGCAGCTTGAGCTTTAACAGTTCTAATTAAATTATATTTTAATCCTCTAATAGCAACTTCACCTTCTGTACCTTTACCATCTGTTTCGTCTTGTGCTGTCCATAAAGTATCTGCGTGTGCTTTAGCAGTAGCCGATCCATAACTTGCAGTTACAGTATCATTAGCAAAAGCAAAAGAAGGATCAGTATTAATAAACCATTGCTCATCTTTTTTATTTGTGTCATCAAAGACTACTTCATAAATACCAATAGCTTCTTTTTCTTCAACAGACCATTTCATAAATATGTCTTTAGGATATTGTAAATCTCCTAGAGTAAAGCCTTTAGGATTGTTAAAGTATTTTGTGATTGTTCCGTCTGTTACTAATGCGTACATAATATTCCTATGATAAAGTTAATGCTAAATTTCTTCCAATTTCCAACCACTTTGCTCCATTGTATCTAAATGAAAATAAATCGCCTTTATTTGCTGTTGTTGTTAGTGTTGGTGCTGTATCTGCTGCAAATTCATAAACTGAGTTCCATGTAATAGTTCTGCTGCCAGTTCCATCTTGAATAAGAAGTAGAGATACAAATTGTCCAGCAGCTGGAGTTGATCCAGAAGGTGCAGCGAAAGTTCTATTTCCACCTAAAGTTACTTTTGCAACTGGAGAATTAATTACATTCCATACAATAGTTGATCCGTCTGTTAGTGCATCTTCAGTATTTAAAACTGCTCCAGATACTTTTGTTAAATTATTACCATCTGCTGTAAATACTTTTGATGCAGCAGTAGTACCAAGTGTTGCAAGATCAGAGTAATTTAGTTCAGCAGTTGTGACAGTTGCATCATCTAAAATATTTAATTCAGCAGCAGTAGAGGTTACAGCAGCAAGTTTAGTAAAGTCTGCTTGTACTAACCCACTAACTCCATCTAATAAATTTAGTTCTGTTGCAGTAGAAGTTACTGCTACATTTTCATTTATTTTTGGTGAAGTTAAAGTTTTGTTTGTAAGAGTATCTGCTGAAACTAAAGATACTAAAGTTGAATCAGCACCAGCAGGTAATAACATATTATTTGTAACACTAGCAGAATGAGGTTGTGCTTTTAAAGTTTGTCCATGTGTATTACTTTCACAATTAAATTTTATAGCACCAGAATTTGTATTACCTTTAACAACAACTGTGCCAGTTCCGTTAGGAGCTAATTCTAAAACTCCGTTTGAAACAGTTGCAATACTTGCAATTACAGGTGCAGTTATAGTTTTATTTGTAAGTGTTTGTGTTCCAGCAAGTGTAGCAACAGTATTATCTATTGAAATTGTTCCAGAAGATGTAATTGTACCACCATTGATTCCTGTACCAGTTGCTATTGAAGTTACTGTTCCATTATTTTGTGGAGTAATTGCAGTATAAGTAATACTTGTTGATCCTAACGATCCATCACTATCTGTCGTACATAAAAATATTTTATTATCATTAACTGAACCTTGATTGACTACAACCATACCACCAGATAATTCTGCAATAGTATCATGTTCAGGATCTCTTGATGCTGCACCAGCACCTGATGCTACTGCAATATATAAACCATTTGCTGTAGCTGTTGATTGATTTTTAACTAAAACTCTATCTCCAGCAACTAATGTAACACCATCAATAGCATCACCAGCTTCTAAAGCATTAGATAAATTAACATTTCCTGTTGTTGCACATTCTGCAATAACTCTAGTTCTTAAACCAGCAACTGCTGTATCAACATAAGATTTAGTTGCTGCATCTGAATTAGAAGATGGATTACCTAATCCTGTTACAGATCCACCAGATATTGAAACATTGTTAGCTGCTTGTGTTGCAACAGAACCTAGTCCTAAAGAAGTTCTAGCAGTAGCACCATTTTCAGCTACCCAAGTTGATCCATTACCAACAATTAAATTACCATCTGTTTTTGCTAAGTTACCAATAGCTACTAAATTTGCATTAGATGCACCTTTTGCATCTATTTGTGTTTGTATAGCAGATGTTACACCATCTAAATAACCTACCTCAGTTGCAGTAACAGCACTAACAGATACATCTCCACTACCATCAGATACTAAAGCTCTTGCAGTAGTAAGGTTTTCCATTTTAGAAAAGTTTATTGCTGCCGAAGAATTTATATCTGCATTAACTATTGAGTCATCTACAATTTTAGATGAATTAACTGAATTACCTGCAAGTTTAGCAAGAGTGATTTGTGAGTCTGCAATGTGTTGTGTGTCAATACTTGCATCTACATAGTGTTCTGAATTTATTGAGTCGTCAGCTATTTTAGTTCCATTAACTGAGTCTGATGCTAGTTTAGCAAGGGTAACATTTCCATCAGTAATTTTAATTGTTGTAATTGCATTTGATGCTAAGTCAGCAGCAACTATTGTACCATCAGCAATCTTAGCTGAGGTTACTGCATTGTTAGCAATATTAGTTGTACCAATAATTTCTGTTGGAATAGATGAATTAGTTTTTGATAAAGCACCAATATAAATTCTTAATGCGTTTGATGAAGAACCTAAGTTGCCACTATCAAAAGTAGCTGTAACTGTTTGTAATGTACCATTATTAGAGGTTGCAGCTATTGATCCATAAACAAGACTATTATCTGCTTTTAAAACTTTTAATCTTCTACCAACATGATAGATCGCACTAATATCTACACTACTTGCTATTGTAAATTGAGTTGTTGAAACCCAAGCAGAAGTATAAGCACCAGAACCATCACCATACTCAAACCATTGTGAGTCATTTGCTAAATCTCTAGTATTTTTCATTAATGCTCTTAACGCATTGTTCAAATTACTAGGAAGCATACCCTCATTAGTATCAATTCCATTTAAAGAAATGTTACTTGCTTGTGTTGTTGAATAATCTTTTATATTGCTAGTCATATTTTTTTGCTCCTAATTCATAAACCAACTAAAAGCCTTATCGCTTTCAGCATTATTTTTGTTAATTAAAGTATTTACTGCTTCCTCAACTTGTCTTTGAAAAAACTCTTGTGTTTCAATTGAGTACCTAATGTTATCTATGTCAATTTTATCAGACATTATCTATCCCCACCTGGTACTGCTGTTAAATCTATTCCTTGTGCATTAGTCCAAATACTGTCTGCTGGAATTTTTACATTGGCTCTAATATATCTACCAGATTGTCTAACTGGATTTATACCAGATTCGTTCATTGAACTTGATGCTGATGATGTAACTGTATCTGCTAATTTATTTCTAGTTTTAACAATTACATTTGCACTAGCATCTACAATTGGTCTAATACTTGTTACATTTGCTCTTAAACCTGGAAACAATTCTGTTTCTTTAGTTTCAAGTTCAGCTTCTAAATTAGTTCCAGAAAAAATAGCTGCTTTAAAATTTTCATCAACTGCACCTAAATACAAATGTCCAGTTGTCCAATAAGCAGAATCTAGTGAAATATTAATTTCATCTAAGTTTTCACTTATAATATCCATAAGCTCAACTGTGTCTGTTACAATAAATTGTTGGAAAATTTGTGATGCTTTAACTTTAGCAATTGACCATTTTTGAGTTACATAATTGTAGATCAAAAGTTTATCACAAATACCAGTAGTGTTTCCTGTATTATCCTTACTTGGATATAACCAGATTGCTAAAGTATTAAATGGATCTACTGCTGCTGTAATTCTATCTGTAAATGCTTTGTTTAAATCTTGTTCAAAAAATCTATTTACTTTCTCAGCTCCTATCGGCAAAATTTGGTCGCCATTGATTTGAAAAAAACCATCCGAAGCATAAAAAAAAACCTGTCTGTTGTCCTGGCAAACTGTTTGTCCATATACAGCTCCTCTATTTGGTGACAATACTGAGAAACGAAATATTGTGTTTCCACCAACAAAATCCATTCTTAAAATTGAATCTTCCCTGAATACATAACCAACCTCACCAGAAGTGATTGCAACTATTTGACCACCAGATCCTGGCAAGTCTTGAGTATCTGATGATTTTACACCAGCTTCCCAAGTAGAAATATCATTTAAGCCTGACCAGGCTAATCTATTTTTTGCATTTTCTATGTTACCTGACACCAAGAAATCTCTTATCACACCACTTACTCTAAACTTAGAGGGTACTGTTCCTGATCCTGATGCAGTTGCTAAAGTTTGTAAATCAACAAATCCTGTTGAAGTTCCCATTAAAAAATATTGAGGTGCATCTACACCATTTGATGCAATAGCAAAATTACCAAATTGAGTAAAAGTTATATAATCAGTAGCAGTTCCAGATAAAGGAGTACCACCAATAAAATTTGTTGTTGTTAAT